GATCGACATTAACGCTGTCGTCAAATAGATAAACGCTTACGTTGCCGTCATTTTTGGTAATAGTCTGGCTCATGCTATGAGTCTCCGTTTAATAAAAGTGATGTTGTTGAAATCGCTAATCCTGCATTAACGCTAGGGCTATCTGCTGAACTTGAAAAGCCACCCGTAGAAGTGACGTAGTATTTGGTTCCCGTGGTAAAAGTAGTTGCGCCTAATGTTCCTACCGCTGCATCAAAAGTGGTTGCTCTATAGGCATATATTAATTTTTGAGCAGTAGAGTCGTAAGTCATGTCAAAGAAAGATCCGGAAATAACCCCAGAAGAAGCAACAGTAGTTGCTGTTCCAAAAGTAATCGTTGTTCCTGAAACCGTACCAAAATTAGTTTCAAGGCTTGTCGTAGCAAAAGGCAAATTAAAAAAAGCAACTTGATTAGCACTAGAATCAAATGTTCCAGATACCTGCCGTCCCCCATTCCCCGCAAAACACGTAGCAGCCGTTCCAAAGCTCACACTAGTTCCCGAAATAGAAGCTACCGCAAACTCAACCGGACGAGGATCGGTATTGCTGTAATAGCCTCGCACTATTTTCTGTGCTGAAGAATCATACACACAAAAAGATTGCCTCGGTGTAAATCCGGGGCTGTAACTGGTTTCTGCTCCCACGCTGACAGAACCCGAAGACATCGTTAAAACATACGCATAACCCGTGGAGGTGTTATCAGTAATGTCCAAAACGTGTTTTCCATCATTGGCATTGTAAGCCAACCCAAAGGGGTCATAAGCGTTACGGCTTGCAACTGATGCAGGTGTAGTCACCGCTACAGAATTACCCACGGCAGTTATCGTACAGGCTGCACTATAGGGATAATAGTTATCCCCCGCGTTGGCAAAAACCAATAACACTTTTTGATCTGCAACATCGTAACTTAATTCTGGGTAGTATGAGTTTGAACTTGAAGCCGCGACCTCTGTACCTAGCGTCACACTTGTACCGCTTATTTCACCAACACGCACATAAGCATAATTATCCGAGGCTTTCGTGTAAGCAATTAATACTCGTTGAGCATTGCTATCGTAAACTACTGCCGTCCCTCTGTTCCCTGCTGTGGCTCCTACAATTTCTACAGGGGTTCCCCAACTGGTTGAAGTACCTGACAGAGTTCCGATAATACATTTTAATTTATCTGAATCCCCGCCGTCACGATAAACTAAAATTGTGCGGTCAGCATTGCTGTCATACGCCATTGACACGTCTTCTTTTGTGGTATTGCCTGACGTAGTATCAGGAGAGGCCAATGTTAAAGAAACCGTACCAAAAGGATCAGTTATCCCAGAAACCGTACCACCCTGCACGATTACGCTACCCGCAGCACTGGCTGATATTGCAGAGTCGGCTACGCCTACGAAATTGGCTGTTGTTAGGTTAGTCGCTCCAGGTTCAACTGCATTATTTTTAGTCGAGTCGTTTGAGTTAAGTGTATAACTAACAATGACACGCTTGCCTGTTGCATCATAAACACTAGCAAACATCCTGACAGGTGTTCCACTTGAACCATCTAAATAGATAGGAGTTGTTACAGTAACGGCTGTACCACTTACGGTTGCGAAGACTACTTTTCCATTATCGCTGTCACCATCGTCTGCATACACAATAACTACTTTTTGAGCATTGGCATCATAAGCTACACCAAAAGCATTGGAATCAGAGTGGACTTGATTGCCGTCACTAAACTCCACCTCACTGCCATAAGTAATACTGGAGGCTCCGGTTGTTCCTGCAATAACGTACCCTTTATTACTGCTATCTCTAAAAGCTACTACTTGTGCGTTTTGGTTAGAGTCATAGGTAGCAAAAGGGTTATAGGTAGTCCCAGAATTAAAAGCCGTATTTGCGCTGAAACTTATTGTTGTTCCAGAAACAGACATAATTTTAGAGAATGCGCTCCCTAAAATATTAACGAAATGAATAACTGTTTTAGAGACACTAGGGTCATAAACCATAGAGGCACGACCCATAAAACTAGATGACCCAGTACCCTCCGCATCTTGAGCACCATGAAGAGTCGGGGGGTTATAAGCGGAAGAAGGTTGAACCAACCTTACATAAGCACCTGCGTAAAAAGAGCTAGACCCATCATCATAAACATAGTCATAAGCCAGAAATGTCATCTGCTGTGTAGGGTCATACTCTAAATCAGTATTGTTAACTTGATAAGGGTAGGAACTAAGCGAAGACGCTGAATACACAGTAGGGGTAGTTCCAGATACCGACACACACCGACACTCACCCACAAAATTACTACCGCTATTAGTATAAGCGATAACGTAATAGCCACTTTGTGTATCATACGCACAAGAAAGACCGCCAGTGCTTGAACTTAAAAAAGTCACGGGAGTTCCGTAAGTAATACTTCCTCCGGGCGTGGCGTAATTAACAACTTGCACTGTACCGTAACCGTTATTGGCTCTATATGCGTAAAGAATTTCTCCGCTGCCGTTAGAGGCCATACCTCCTTGTGTTTTTGAATCAGAACTGCCGCTAAAATAAACAGGAGTCCCTGCGGAATCAGAACCAATCGTAATAGGAGAAACTGTACCATCGCTATTAAGTACTACTGGCGCTTTTGAAGAGATACCGCTACCACTGTCAGTAAAGGTCAGTTGTTTGGCTGCCGCTCCCGCAGGAAGTAGATCAGATAAATTGCTCACGATGTATACTCCAGATTTAAAACGGTGGCTGACAAGGCTTTACCCGCTTTGACGCTGCTGCTGACAGTCGATATTGTCCCGTCATCCTGAACGTAATAATCGCTTGCAGGAGTTAACGAACTCAAACCTGTCGAAGCTATACCGCCTTTGATTGTTATGTTTCCACTGGCTGCGCTTGAGATGGCTTCGTCTGATATGCCGAGGAAGTTAGATGCGGTGACATTTGTCACAGGCATAGTGTAAGTTTGTGCATACCCATCATTAGCAACAAAGTTGCCACTTGTTTGACTACCGTATACGGCTATATAAGTTCTACCTGTCCCTGTTGGGCCTGCTGTTAAGTCCTGAAACGTATTCGTGGTGTCACTGTATAAATCAGTGGCGCTGACACTAATGGTAGGGGTAGTTCCAGAAAGAACGAGGTACTGAGAAGGAGTGCTAGTGCTTGAAAAAGAAAGAGTCACAAGTGTTTGAGCTGCATCACTATTATATTGAGATTTTAAAGAATAAAGTTGATTGGCAACACTCGCGCTTTTTAAGACAACAGCCGACCCTACCTGAGTAACAGCGTTATTTGTCCCTGTAAATGTGCAAGCCTGAACGGTTGGATAAGTACTCCCATTTTCCGCAAAAACCATAATTGTTTCAGCACTTGCATCATAAGCGATACTTTTTGCTTCTGAACGAGTAAGATTAGTTATATTGGTATTTGATTGAACTGTTGGAGTAGTTCCTGCGTTGTCTTCTATTACGCTACAAACTACACCCCCTGAAGAGTTGTGTGTTTGTACTAAATATCGGCTTTTCTCTGCAACATAAATAGCGGGGTATTGCGAATAATAACCGCCGTTAGAATTAACTGCTACCCTACTTTGGTAAGTGACACTTGAACCAGATATAGTACCTTTTATAACATTTGCTTCGTTAAACGGGTAGTATTCAAAAAAAACCATAAAAGTGCCGTTGTTATCGGATGCAACAGATGGCAACAAAGAATAGTAGTCAAGTTGAGTACCGGCATCTACCCAAGTAACCGTACCCGATGAAAAAGTTAAAAGAGCAGCACGTACAGAACGAGAGGCATATCCAGTTCCATCTTCCCAAACAATAATGCCTTTCTGTTCAGAGCTGTCATAAGCTACGTCAATATTTAAACCTGCGGCGGTGGAACAGGCTACTGTAGAATTTACAGCAGAGGTAAAGCTCCAAGACGTGCCATTGTAAGTTCCTGAAGAATACCAAATTTGGGAGCCATAATGCCAAAAAAAGTAAACCCTATCTTGATCCGGATTGTATACGGCTCTTACAGAAGAGGTGTCGGTAGTAGAAGAAGTGCTTGAACTATAGTCATTAAACTCACCCTCAACTGAATCAAGTGCAGCGGCGCTCAAACCTACCTCACTCACTGTCCCATCGCTATTCAAGACAACAGGCTTACCCGACGAGGTGACGTTACCGCTGGCTGTAAAACTAACTTGCTTACCTGCACCCGCAGGAAAAAGATCAGAGAGATTCGTCATCCTGTATAGTCCTTGATGTTAATTTGTGTGGCAGTGATTGCTTTACCAATGAGTTGTGCAGGGCTTGTGCTTGTCGTAGATATTGTCCCATCAATCTGAACGTAGTAATCAGAACCAATCGTGAGACTTGTCTGTACCTCATTACGACTACCCCAAGTGTTTATCGTGCCTGTCGCTGTGTCGCTTATTGCGCCAGAGGCAATACCTAGAAGGTTGGTTGATGTTAGGTTTGTGTTGTCATAAGCAAAGTAACCGGCTATAGCATTACTAGCGTAAGGGCTATACGCTTCATAACCCGCATTGACTAAAACTTGTTGATCAGGGTCATAAACAGCTATGTTATGGTTCCACTGACCAGCTGTATCAAGATCAGTAACACTCCCCCAAGTTATCCCCCCTGCCGTTGTGGTAACAGGGATTACGCAAAATCTAGTCGTAGTTTGGTTTCTAAAAAATACCCCGTGTTTTTCTGCTCTTACATCAAAAGCCGAAGTTATATTTGTAGCCGTCAATCCCGAATCACTAGCAGTTCCGTCTGCGGAAATGGTAGAAGCATCTGTAATAGCAACGATAATTGCTTTTAAAGCAGAAGCAGACGTACTGTAAGTAACTAGACTTTTTTGCAAAACAGAATCATAACTTATGGTAATCCAATCAGAGTTTTCAGCAGCAAAAGTGACTGCTGTGCCAACAGTAACCGTTGTGCCACTTATCCCAACTACATTTCCCGCGACTACATTAGCACTGTTATTTACATAAGCAAATGCAATAAGTTGTTTGTTTTCGTCATACACACTATCGTTAACATAAGTTCCAGTGCTTGCAACTGTCACAACAGAACCAAAAGAAGGTGTAGTTCCTGATATACTTACAGCTTTAGCGACAGGATAACCCGAAGTTCCTCCTCCAGGACTGCGATAAAAAACAACAGATTTAGATTCTGGAGGTAAGTAACATACGTTTATACGATAAGTGTTGCCACCCGTTTCAAAACTAGCTCGCGTTCCGAAAGAAATTGAAGTTCCTGAAACTTCTCCTACAATACCATAACCATAATTACTGGTTGATCTGTAGCAGTTAATTACTTTTCCTTGACTAGCATCAAAAGCACAAGAATGATGTGATGTCGAAGAAGAATCAAAAACCACTGGTGTTCCGAAAGAAATTGAAGTTCCCGAAATCGTTGCTACAATAGCGGTTCCATAATCGCTATTTCCTTCATCTCGATAGCAAATAACGATTTTATCGTTTGCCGTGTCATAACATATGCCACTGTAAGAAGCCGTACCGCTGTCAAACTCTACTGCACTTCCAAAAGTTTGACCAACGGATGAACCACTAACAGCCGCAGCCTTCCCATCACTGGTAAGAATAACGGGCGCACCAGAACTGATATTGCCATCGGCTACAAAGTCTGTGTTGTTTTGACCGCCACCTGCGGGCAGCAGATCGGCTAAATTCGTCATTTATACACTCCAACCAATAGTTCCATCAATGTAGGTCATTGTTATTTCAGCGAAGTTCTTGTCAAACGTCAGGTCGGTAGCTGAACTGGCTATGTTGCTACCGTTACGGGCTACCGCAAAACTTGTAGTGGCAGCGGCTCCGGTCCCATCCTTCACGATGACAAAGTCACCCGCCGATGGACTAGCCGGTAAAGTAATCGTAATGCTACCTGCTGTCGCTACAATAAACTGCCCTGCTGTAGCGGCTAAGTTGACACCTGTCAAAGTAGGATCGGGTTGTCCACTCGGTGCAGAAGAGGCCCATGCAGAACCTGTGCTTTTAAGTACGTTGCCAGAAGTACCAGGAGACACACTACTAATGGCAGATGTACCACTACCGATTAAAACGGCATTAGAGGTAAGTGACGTTGCGCCTGTGCCGCCATTTGCCACTGGCAACGTACCTGTGACTGCTGCCGCTAAATCCACATTGGCTAATGTGCCGCCCAGTGTTAAGTCGCCAGAAGAAGTAACCGTACCAGTTAGAGTCAAACCGTTGACCGTACCTGTACCGCCTACTGAAGTCACAGTACCATCGCCTACATCTACAAATTGTAGAGCGTCGTTTACAGCACCTGTAGCACCTGCACCGTCGGTATACAAGATAACCGCTTTACCCGTAGCAATCGTAACTTCGTTACCAGAGCCTTGCTTGATGTTAATCGACTGAGCACCGCTCGTAGCGTTTTCAACAATCCACATCTTTGAAACCGTATTAGGTGCTAATGTCACCGTGCGAGTAGTAGTTAAACTTACCGCTGATGTGATTTTAAGATAAAAGGCACGGGTTGAATCCGAAGCCCCATCTGCCATAGTAAAGGTCTCATTACTATCAGCAGCCATTTGTTTTGTACCATAACCAAGGCCCTGACCAATTAGTTCAAGGTTGGTGTTGGTTGACGTACCCCAAGTGCCACTTTCATCGCCTGTGGCAATCTCTTTTAATCTCAAATTATTAACATAAGTTGCCATTTCAAATCCTCGTTATGCTGCCATTGGAACCCAATTAGGTGTTTGTGACGGCTGAATTTCAATCCACATTGAAGTACCGCCCACGTGTCCCGTTGCCTGTACTCCCGTCAAATTCACTGTAATACTTGTACTTTGCGTTACTGTACCAACTTCTCCGGTAGCTGACACGCCTGTTACACCAAAAATCGCCGGTATACTCGGCGTTACGGCGTTTACATAAGCGGTGGCTTCTACTCCGGTTAGCGTTACATTAGCTGTACCTGTAGTCGTAACGGACCCTACAGCCGTCGTGGCTTCGACGCCATCGACGTTGGCAGTGCCTTGCGCTATGGCAACCACTGAGCCTACAGCAGTTGTAGCCTCTGATCCGGCGCTAGAGTAACCCCAACCGGCATCACCCCAATCGCCTATTCCCCAACCATCCAACGGTATGGTAACGGGAATGCTTCCAACTGCCGTTCCTACACTGGTAGTAGCGGCCACACCTGTCAAATTGACAGTAACGTGAAATACCACGTTGACCAACACCGAACCAACGGCGGTGGTAGCCTCTACTCCTGTCAAAGTTACACTAGAATCACCTGCAAGTGTAACCTGACCAACACCTCCGGTAGCCTCTACTCCTGCGGAGGTTTGCCCCCAGCCATAGGTCGAAGAACCCCAACTGGAAACACCCCATCCTTCTAAGCGGATGGTTACGTCCGTAGCCACTAGGCAATCCTAATAAGCGCCGAACTTGAGTTAAACGTAGGCATTACAACTGCAAAATCACCTGCGCTTGATGACTTGTTTGATCCAAAATCTAAAACCACGACTGCCGGATCGCCTGAAGCTGTATCATTATAGATCAAAGCTCCTCGTGCCGTAATCGTAGAAGTAGACCACGTTTGATCACCAAACTCTGCATAAGCGGTCGTGCCACTAGTCAAAGGATCTACGTTAGTTAAATTTTTACCTGGAGAACTGTAGCCTGTACCTGACACTTCGTTAGACGAAGTATACGCGGTGGTGCTTGCATCCAAGGTAGCAGCGTCTGTATAGAGCGCCATTTTAAAAGTGTTACCTCCAGATAGAGATAAGTTGTGTATGCCCTGCATTAGCTCTTTTTTAAAGCTAGTGCACATATAGTTTCCAGTAAAAGCCATGTCATAATCTCCTAATCAAGTCGGCTAGTTTGGGTTGTCCAGCATCGTTTAACGCATTATAGATTGTAGTTCTGTCACTTTGAATTGCTTCTTTAATGTAATGAGCAATGACTGACTCTATATTTCCTTTAAAAGCATGAGCCTGTTGTTGCAATATAGGGTTAGCTTGATCCGAAATACTAATAATTCTGTCCACACAGCGCGAAGCTACCTCTTCAGGAGTAAAACCTCGATTTGTCGTAGTATGAACTTCTACTGCTCCGGCAGACATTGTTAAGCCGTTTGTAATCATGTTTTCTCCCGTATAACCATGCCTGTACGATACTCATCGGTGACTTCTTTAGCCTCACCGTACTGTTTGAGTGCAACTAAAGATTCGGCATAACGCTGCTCATATTCTTGCATTAGACCTGGATCGCCTTTCATGTACACGTAAGCTTCAATTAAACAACCGTACAACAAAGTTAATTCTGCATTTTGACTCAACCATGTTTCACCGCTACCTGCCCCCGCTGTCAAGCTTGCAGGACGATAATAGTAATGTAATTCAACAGCATAGCTGCTGTTTGGAGTTGGGCCTATGATAAAAGAACTAACGTCAAAGTTGGCGTAGTATCTAGGCTCTCCCGTAACTGTACGATCAGGGTTAAATTCTTGTATAAAGTTTACGCTTTTAAAATCTAAAAACTTTTTGTCGTTATTAGCGTCAGTAAAAGACAACGAAAAAGGTGCAAGAAAATCAGTAGGTTGTATTAAATACTCGTCACTGGCTGTCATATTTCCTGTGCTGTTTTTACGAAACAAGGTTAACTGCACAGTTTTGAGAATACGTTCTTCTGCCGAACGAATAAAAACAGGCAGATTAGTTACAAAAGACGTTTCCGTATTCTGCGTGTAATCTTGAATTGCTGTTTTAAGTTGATCGTATGTAAACGCCATTATCTATGTCTTCTCGTTTTTTTCGCTATTTTCTTAGGTTGAGCTGAAAATTGTTTGCCAGCCTTAGTGTCTTTCCTTTTTTTACGTGTTGTCGCTGCATATTCCTGTGGAGACAACGATTTTATTGCGCTCTTTGGCAAATATCTTTCTCCGGTTTTTGCACTGGGCTTGCCTGATTTTGTGCCCCACTTCTGCTTTGTCCATTTTTTCAAAGACTTTTGCGATTTTTTAAGAGCCATTAATTACGATAACCCCCACCTTTTGCTTTGTATTGCTTTGCCAGCATTTGCGCTTTTCTTGCTGACCATTGACCTGGTTTGCCACCCTTACCACCTGCTTTGATGCGATTAAACATTTGTTTACGCATTCCAGGTTTAGTGTAATTTCCAGCCTCGTTGACGCGGGATTTTTTGACCCCACCGCCTTTGTTCATCCGTAAAGGACACCCTGCACCTAAATTTACTCGACGTTCCATAAGCTTACGGCGTATTCGCCTGTCCTCCCATGCCTGAGTGATTAG